TCTTCGTATCGGGTTCCGTTAGAAGTCCAGACATAATCTTTACCTTCTTGGATCTCAAAGTGTAGGTGTGGTCCTGTTGATTCACCTGTGTTGCCAAGCTTACCGATGACTTGACCTTCGATAACATCTTGTCCCTTTTTGACTGCGATAGATCCCTTGACCATGTGCATATAAGCCGAGGTAATCCATTTTCCGTTTACCTTATGACGGATCTTCACAAGATAGCCACCGCCAGCAGGTTCACCATTAGAGAACTTGAGGGTAGAAGCGCCAGCGAAGATTACCTTGCCATCCGCGATCGCGCGAACAGGTGTGCCGAGAGCGCCAGCGTAATCAACTCCATTGTGATGCTTACGGATCTTCTCGATGGGGTGAATACGCCAGCCATACCCAGAACTAATCTTTGGGACTGGCTTGTCAAATGGAAATCTCATGTGGCTATTTTACCAGCAATCCAAAGATCGCGCTGATCAAACTAACCACACCAGCGGTTAGGGCTGTGTAAGCAATCTTCTCAATCCAAGCCAATCGCGCCAAAGTAATTTCTACTTCGCGCATACGAGCAGGAACATCATCAAGATGATCTAGCTTTTCCAATAACCTGACAAGGATCTCACCATGTTCGAGTTGCTTGGCGTAAATGGCTTGCTGGGTTATTCGTACCCCAGTTGTTTCGTCAGCCATTAGATTTCAGTTTCTTCGAATGGGGCAGTAATCTTGCCATCTGCCAGCAAGTAAGCGTTTGGGTTTATAGCTTGGCAAAATGCTAGTGCTTCTGCTTCGGTAATGTTTGTAAAACTCCAAGCTGTAAGCTGTGACTCGTCTTGTGGCTCAGTGACATAACCTAGAATTGTTCCGCCGTTTTCTTCCTCACCAGAAACCCAACCACCTTCAGCGCCATAACCTAGTTCAGCGATCTTATCTTCTGGACCAGTTCCATACTGAGGGTTCTCAAAGTTTAGTTTCCAAGTAGCGTAATTCATGCTAGTTCTTTCTTTGTCTTTTCTACTTCAGCAACGAAACTGTCTAATACACCAGCTTGTTCCATAGCTTCAATGTGCGCTGCGTTTACTGATTGTCCACCCATCAACATAGCTTTGGCGTTGTTAGTAAGTCTGGCTTGCCAGTAATCAGGTTGCGCGGTTTCTATTTCTTCGCGGGTGTATTTTTTGTCAAAAGTATTCCAAATGTCAATAAGGTGTGCCAACTCACGCTCAGCGCCAATCATTGTAAATCTAGTTTGAGCCAAACCAAGTTCTCGTTCTTGCGCCTTTAGTTCGTCAATTTCATCGCCAGTTGCGCGTAGTTTTAGGATCTTAGCTTCAGTCTTTTTGACTGCGATCTCAGCTAACTTGTATTTGTAAATCATGTCCTGAAGCTCAATTACTGTTTGGTAATAGCGCATTTCTTCTGTTGCGTGCTGACCCAAGACGAAAGATTCTAATTGAAAGCGTGAGCGTGGTTGCTGGACTTCTGCGATTGCTTTGTTTATTTCATCAAACATTAGATTGCGCCTTCATTTGAGAATCCTCTAACATTTCGCTTAGCTTCAGATAAGCCTGTACCGAGTGTCGTTCTTGTGTCAGCGGGGAAAGCAAATTTGTTTACAGTAGTTAGGTAGCCTTGACTCGCACCACCACCACCACCGACATAACCAGCCACACCAGTATTGTTCATTCCACCCATTCTTTCGTTGCCTGTTGATAAGCCTGTCGCAAGGGTGCTGCGAGTATCAGAAGGGAAAGCGAATTTGTCTACTGTCGAAGTGCTGTTACCTAAACCAAGATAACCAGCCACACCATAATTAGCCATACCACCACCAGACCAAAAAACAGCAGACGATAGACCTGTTGCCAGAGTGCTTTTAGTGTCGGCTGGAAAGGTGAACTTATCAACTGTTGTTAGTTGAACATTCACGATTCCACCACCAATGTATCCTGCGGTGCCTTTGTTTGAGAAATTACCACCACCAACTTGATTTGTCAAAGTAGCAGCAATCGTGCTTTTAGTTTCAGCGGGAAAGGCTAACTTATCAACGCTGTAAACGCGCTGACCACCACCATCAGCACCACCAGCGGAATAACCAGCGGTTCCCGAATTGCTCATACCATTAAGTTCGCGTCTGACACCAGTCAAAACAGCACCGAGAGTTGTAAGTGTATCTGATGGGAAAGCAATTTTGTTTATTGAGTCAATCGCTGATCCACCTGAGTTTTCTCCACCAGCTAGATAACCAGCGACATTTGAATTAGCGAAATTGGCAGGTGCTACCAAGCTTGCGCCAGAAGTGAAATTGCTTCTGGTGTCGGTGCTAAAGGCATACTTGTCAATGTTTGAGCCTCTACCGCCTGAAATGTCACCGCTAGAGAAATAACCAGCGACACCCAAGCCACCACCAGCACCCGCCAAGATCCCAAGTGGAATAAGCATTAGAGAGCTATCTTTCCAATTACGCGGTAAGTTTGCGAAGCTACTTCAATAACTGTAGCTGCGTTGTATTGCTGGTCAATCTTGAATGTGACAGCGGTTCCAGCGGTTCCCGCGCCAGCCCAAGAAGTCACACCAGTACCAGCAGCGATGATTACAGTTCCAGCGCCATCTCGGATAATGTCAATACGATCTCCAACACTCAAAACATCTGGGACTGTGACGGTTACAGCGGAAGCGCTAGTTGAAAGGATAAACCCGCCAACATTGGCAGCAGTAGCTGTATAAGCGGTGGTTCCTGTGGTTACTGTTGCGTTAGTCGCAGGTGGTAAAAGATTGGTCCAAGCTGATCCATTGTAATACTGGTAAACATTGGTATCTTCAAGCCATGTCAGCATACCTTCGGTGGCTGTTCCGATGGCTGATCCTCTAGCAGCAGTACCAGCAAAAGTCATTACTGACTGATTCATCAAGTAAGTATTTACATCAGCAGCAGCTAGAACTGCGCCAGCAGTAAAGGTTTTTCTTGGCATAGGTTTCCTTCGTTCTTTCGATAATTAGTGTAGCAGGTTAGTAAGAAAGCGTGTCATTGTCCAGCACACCAAATAGCGGACTGTCCAAAATAAACACGCCGTAATTCAGGGTTTCTAAACTGAATACAATTTGCTTTCTATCTACAGCCCAGTTTTGAGATACGCCCAAGATACGACAAGGTAATGAGATCGCTGGTGGTATCCCATTCGGCGTAAACTCAACCTGAACAATGTTTCCAATTTCTAAGTCTAGAACTGCGTTTTGATTAGCTAGTGAAAGCTTGTCCAGATCAACGGAAATGGAATCAAATCGGTATACAGGATCTTTGTAAGTAGCTAGCAATCTGTTAGCCATAGCGGACAAATCAGTTGGGTTTAGGATCAAGACATTGGACACCGAATAAGCCCGAGCGCCATAAGCACCAATAGAAGCCAGATCTTCCACATACACTTCATCAGGAATTGTGTCAGCGTTTGTGACTGTAATTTGATTGTAAAGGTTTTCAGATCCGTAGACATTTGTGACTCGGCTGAATGGGATTTTGGTATAGGGACCAGCTGTCAGATCATCGGTAAAAATAAGATCGGTAGTGTTTATCCCACCATCTCTTTGCTGAAATACAACCGCGCCATCTTTGCCGATGAACAAGTCACCTTGCTCACTAAGCGCCACCAGCTTGAGGTAATCTAAAGCGCCTGTGCCATCAGCCACCGCAGCATCCAACATTGTAGAAGTACCCGCGTCAATTCTTCGCTCGGTGGAACTCCAGCCAATGGCTGGTAGGTCAAGAACAGCGTTGACACGCGCGCCAGATAATTGAGTGACTGGTGTATAGCCTTCAATACCAGTATTAGTAAATATGCTGAGCGCGTCCGCAACTGTAATTGAAACTGTTGATCTGTTTTGAGGCAAGTAGTTTAGATCTAAGTCCTCAATAAAGCCAAAGAAGACTGACTTATCATTCGCTGTAATCCGAACTTTCTTTCGGGGAACTAAGAAACCATAATAGAAACTGCTGGTGTATAGCGGATCAAATTGCCTGTCGTTGTTGTTTAGGTTTAGTTCAGCGATACCCGCGTCAATACGATCTAGCGCTTGACTTTTACCGCGCTTGATTGAAACGCTGGTAAGCCTATCGGTGATGTCATAAAAGAATTCTCCACCCAATACAAAGCTAGTGTTATCAAGAACACCTTTTACTGGATCATCAAGCGTAAACCCTTGCGGGGATCTATCTCCAAGATCTAGACCTAGTTCAACTTTGACTGTTGGCGCTGGCATTACGCGCCCTGCCAGACCGCGCCTGAAGTTCTTTCATAAGCCTTGATTGCGTCTACGATTGCCTGACCAATAGTAGCGCCAGATCCAACACCACCATTCACTTCAATGTTGTAAATGTTCTGTTGTTTAGGTGTCCCAAAGGCAGAGTTAGTTCCAGTCATACCGATGTCAGAAGCCAGACCAGAGAATTCTGAGAAGCCTGTGTTGATAGCTGCCAACCCAGAAGCGCCACCAGAAACCAAGCTGGCTGCTAATCTTGCGCCAGCGATTGGACCCTGAGAAATGATTTGCTGAAGCAATACAGGATCTAACCCCATAGAACTTAGCTGAGTGATGTTAGACGAGAACTCCCGCGTCTTAGTTAGTAACTTGCCCATGTTCCGAATGATTGAATCTGTGCTAGTGCCAAGGCTAGGCAAATCAAACGCGTTGAGAATTGAATCCCGAATCTGAGCGAATGTAGATTTTATCGAATCAGCAAATGATTTGTATACCCTTTCGCGTTCATCGGTTATCGCCTTTTCCGCAGCAGCCTTAGCTTCTTGCTTCTGTCTATCCGCTTCTGCGTCAGCGTCAATTTTTGCTTGATCTTTATCTTTCTGTGCTTGAATTTCCGCCATACCCGCAGCGGTTTTATTGAACTTCTTTTGTAGCTTGTCTGCTAGATCACTACTGCCTTTAGCTACTTTCTTAGCTAATGCCAAGCCTTTAGTTCCGCCTAGAAGATCCGATGCTAACCCTTCGGACAGACCTTTCTTCTCAGTTAGTTTTACAAAAAGATTTTGTTTTTGAACTTCTTTTTTGAGATCTTGGTTGAAGCCTTTGAGTACGCCAATACTTTTTTTAGCAACGCCACTTCCACCATTTTTATCTTCTTCAATGCCAGCTTGAATCTTGAGATACCTAGAAAGCGCTTCCGACTTACCGACATTCATTCTTCTTTCAAATGCGTCTGGTCCGACAATTAGAGGTGGCTTGTAATTAGCGGAAGCGTTGTTCAGACCTGTAATCGCGTCCTTAGCTATTCCGTATTTACCAGCTGCCCATTCTGCGTCTTTACCAGATTTTTGTAGCGCACCGCCATAACTTGTTACTGTTGGAGTTCCGTCTTTAGCTGAATCATTGGTGTTGATTATTGCTTCAATTATGTAGCCCAGCCCAACGACCAGCGCACCAATACCAGTAGTGACTAGCGCGGTCTTGAATAGCTTGAGAGCGCCAGTAGATAGCGCAATTCCGCCTGCTGTTTGTACAAATGTAAATTTCAGTATTGTCATCGCTGCGTTGAATAAACCACTCGCTGCTCGGACCGCGTTGAAAGCTGTATTCAATAGGAACAAGCTTGTAGCCAGCTTTGTAATGGCTTCTATGTTGCTGACCACGAAAGTAAGGAACTGTACAAGCGATCCAATTACCGATTGCCAATCAACGGACTTTACAGCGTTAGCTAACTTCCAACCAAACTCTCTGGCTAGTTGTCCAATGATCGGTGTGACTTGAGCAATTATCGGTAAAAGTTCCATGCCGATGTCTTTGGTGATGTTTTGAATGTCGGTTTGAACTGTCTTGAACGCGTTGCCAAATGTATCTTGGTATTTTACAAAGTCACCCTGTTGGATCTGGGTATCTTTCATGATCAAGCTATAAGAAGCCAACATTTTCTGCTGGTCATTCAGCGCGCCAGTTCCATCGTAAATTGCCAACGCCTGAGCTTCAGCGCGTAGCTTAGTATCTGTTAGGAATACACCGAATTTGCGTAAGGGTTCAGCTTGCCCCATAAGTCCAGACTGAATCGCTGCTAAAGCTTCTTCTGTTGGAACATCATTGAAGGAACCTAGATCACCAGCCAGCTGAACTAAACTAGTGGCAAACTTGGCAGCTTCTTCTTCGCCTAGTTGAGCGCTTCTAGCAAATAGACCAAATGTTTTTGCGCCTTGTAATGCTGCGGTTTCAGAAAGACCAGCTGTTTTAGAAGCAGCCACCGCGAAAGCTTGAACGCTTTGAGCTGCTTTACCAAAGACTTGATTTACACCTTCGTATTCAGCCTCAAAATTAGACGCTGCTTTTACCGCTGCGCCTAGACCAGTAGCGAATACACCAATCGCGGTTCCCGCAATAGCAAAGTTTCTACCGAGCGCACTAAAGCTTCCTGATACTTTGTTCAGCTGGTGCTGAGCAGCGCGTAATCCTTTGTTATCAAAGATCGTAATGATTGGTATTTTGATTGCCATGATTACCTAAGTTTTCTATTTACTATTGCTGCGTATTTGTCAAGAACTACTTGGAGAGCAAGGTTCAGCGCTGGTCGTTTTTTGATTGTCGCTTCGTAAGCGAATCTTCCTTCTTGCGAACCGAATCTGTCATTGAGAACTCGTATCATGTTATCACCCTGTCCGTTGATAGCTATTGAGCCATCTCCGCGACCAGATCCGCGCAAACCTGTACTTGGTATTTTTGATCTTGAGCGTGGTGGGTGTCGGCGTATACCTGCTAATTCCGAGTAATCGAAACCAAGACCATCGGGCGAACCTGTCGCGTGAATGGAAATGATTGGCGTGTCCCTTTTGCGCGCCAGCCTTCTGAGTGTGATCGGTGGTATGGCGGTTTTGACGCTAGTTACGCCAGCCCACTTAGTTGCGCCATTATGAATCATTCCGCTCATCGGTGCTACTGAAGGTACATTGGATCTAATCGCGGAGAACACGCCTGTGCTACGGACAGCCACATCAGCGTCTTTCTTTAGTTTCTTTACGCTATCGCCTTCGATTGCTTCGAGAATAATCAGCGTGTCTTTTAGACCATCAACCCTAATACTGGTTTGTAATTCCAAATCACACCTCGCTGATCTAATTGTAGCAAATACAAAAATAGACCCTTCACCGAAGTGAAAGATCTATTTCTGAATGTTCTTAGCAACTAGCCATCGGTGCATCGTCCAAAGCATTCTGTCTGATTGTTCCAGTAAAAGATTTGGCGCGATACCAGACTCAACAGCTATGGAAGCGATGAACCAATGAGCAGAACTGTCCCCTAAGCCTTTGATCCCGATGCTTTTGGGTCAGTAGTTTCACCAATCGAATCCACTAGATCTAGCCATTCTTCGTAAGGCTGTTCTGTTTGCTTTCTACGCTTCTCAGAATGCCAAGCTAAGAATAGAAGCCAACCCATTCTTGGATCATCTAGCTTTGCGATTGAAACATTGAACTTATCCTCAAATGCCACCATGTCAGCAGCGGATACAGTTATGTCTTTGTTTGTTCCGTCTTGAAACTCAATGCGTAGGGTCAATTTCATTTTGTTTTCCTTATACGGTTGCGCTGGTTACAGAACCAGAGGTTGGGTATGAAACGGAGAATGTAGCTAGGTCGCCAACTGCGCCAGTTATTGGCGAGATACTGTTCACAAGAACAGTCGCTGTCCATACTGGGTTAGTTGCTGAAGTAGCTGTGCCATTTGGCTTTAGTGTTACAGTTGCGATAGAACCCAATAGCGGGTTCAATAGGCTTGCGATTGCGCCAGCTGCGTAATCTTGGTGGAAGTCCAAAGAAACTGTGCCAGACTTTAGTCCGCCAACCACTTCTGTAAACCCACCTGATCCGAAGTCGGTGACATCAACATCAGCAGCGGTCAGCTCTAGACTTGCCTGAGCCACGCTGTCTGAAATGTTAGTGCCATTGAGTGTGACATTTGTTGCTGTCACTACGTATTTTGCCATTTGATTTCCTTACTAGCTAGTTTGTTATTGTGTGTACACGACTAGGTCAAACTCGGCAGCAAGATAAGTTTGTTCCGCTACCAAAATTGAACCGTAGTTTCTCATTGAAACGACTCTAAGATCTTGTATAACCCCAGAGAGCGTTCGGTTCGATTCTATCGCAACTTTGACTGATGAGCTTCCGCTACCAGCGCAGTAAAGATCTAGTAATCGTTGCGCGTTTCTTTCTGAAGCGCGACCCACAATAACTGTCACAACAAAGTTGTATTGATCTAGTCCACGCTGGAAAGCGCGGTCATAATCTATTGAAGCTGGCTGAATGATCGCGACTGGTGGCTGAGGGTTATCTGGGACTGTTTCAGTTGTTCTCAGTCCGCTGATCGTACTAAGGTTAGTGGCTATACCATCGCGGATTTCTGCGATTGAAGCCATTACGCAAACCTAACCCTACGGAATGGAGATACAAGCGCTTGGACATCTGGGTCAATTCGGCTAATTCTCATTACACCTAGATCTCCAACACCAGCCACTCCAAGCGGTGAGTCATAGCGCTTGAACTGGCGCTGGGCAAGCATTAGGGTTGCCTGTTTGATTGCGATTGGAACAGCTGACCAACCGAATGTTCCAACGATCTGTACAGTTGCTTCACCGCCAAAGGTTGGGAATAGGTAATCGTCAATGGCGCGAATCTGGGTATAGGGTGTCACAATACCGCCAGCTCTACCATTCAATGGTTCTAGTTGATAATCGGTGCTTGCCCATGTTGTATCAAAGCCTTCGCCGTCTGAAGTTGTTTTCAATGTTGTAATTGAGATCACATCATCGGTTTCACAAACATAACTGTCATTCGGCATAAAGACTCTAGTTCCAGCGGTGCTGTAAAAGACACGCTCACAGAATCCGTCTAATTGGCGTGAAGCTGCTTCGATTGAAGTTTCAAGTAATGAGTCATCAACAGTATCAGCGCTTGGTATTCTCATTACCGCTTTGAGTTCTGCGAGAGTTGCGTATCCGTTAGTAATTGCCATTGTTCTATTCTATCTCCTGAAGGTCATACGCTCTTTGATGATTGTGGAACTGATCCCTTCAGTATAGGGAATGTAAGCTAACCCAATACCGCGCTGATCTAACCAATCTTGAGTGAAGCCCATTTGTTTGTAATAGTCTTTCCGCGCCCAATCGGAACCGATAACTATTAGATCTGGATCTACTGCCATGATCGTTGGCTTGCTATCTATGCCACCAAGATTAGGAACAACCCTTTCAACAAACCGACAGGACATGAGGACTTCTCGGCGATCAGCGAAAGAAAGAACTGGTGGTCTACCTTTGTATTGTTCAATAAACTCATCTGTGTTTAGTGAAACGACAACACTACCAAACTCCGCGCAACGACTTAGAAACCTAACATGACCAGCGTGAAACAGATCAAAGGTTCCGCCTGTATAAACTAGTCCCAACTGTTTTCCCGCCTAATCTTCAGCGACCAATTACCTTCAGAGTAATCGCCATCTACAACTTTGGCTTGGAACAGCCTGTTATTCGCTTGGAATGTTTTGCTATTTCTTTCTTGATAGCCAGATTGTAGCGTTGAACTATTGTCATGAAAGACTTTAGCCTGAATGTGGTTGATCACGAAGCCAGCATTTTCAATACGCCTTTGGTAATCATTGTCATCAAAGTAAAGCGGATAAAGCCTTTCATCGTAAAGCCCAACATCTTCAACAACTTTCTCGCCTAGAACTATTGCCGACCAGCTGGGAATGATGTCTAGAAAGTTGAGTGTATTACGATTGGCGTCTAGCGAAATCCTGCTAAGAGAGCCAGCCTCAAAGTAAGCGTCATCATTTACTAGAACCCAGAATGGCGCGTGTGGTGTGGCTTTGATAATCAAGTTCCAAGCACCAACTAAACCAAGCCCATAAGGAACTTCTATGTGCCAAAGATTTTCTACTAGATCTGGCTTCTTAGGCTTCCAAGATTGAGTACCAGAATTATTGACGATCACTAAGTGTTCAACTGGGTAATCTATTGAGTCAAGAAGTCTGTTGGCTAGATCAAAGCGACTCAGCGTAGCGAAACCCAAGACTGGGATCATGTTAGTAATTTGCCAAGCGTTGGAAGCCAGTATTTCTTCCAAACAGTTTCAACATCAAAATCTTTTGCGAAGTCAATAGCCACTTGCGATTTTCCGCGATCTTCCGCGTAAGCCAGTTCCAGCGCGTTCACTATTGACGGAATGTTCGGTGTTTGCCACCAAGCGTTCTGACCGCTGTCCCAAGCTGGTGTGCCATCAACTAGCCAACTATCTTCAGAAACTAGATCTGGCGTAGCAGCCCAATTAGATCCAATGACCCTAGTTCCACACGCTTGAGCTTCCATTGTCGGTACGCCGAAACCTTCGCCATAAGAAGTAGCCAGCAATACATCGAACGAAGTATAGAAAGCAGCCAGATCTGAATGAGCCAAACCAAAGCGGTAATCATTTGGATCTGGAAAGCAAACAGCTTCTTGTGGGATACTCAAACTACCAAGAAGGCTAGGAATGTTCCAGCCACCAGATCTACCCAATGGATCTGTGTGTAAATAAAGAATTGCGTCAGGGTGTTTCTTGTGAAAAATTGAGAAAGCCATAATGATTTCGCTGAAAGCTTTACGATGAACCATTCCGCTGGCTTTGTTCGCTGCCACCATACCGACAACAAACTTACCTTCAGCTTTCATTAGAT